GTATTGAGCTATCTCTTGGAGCCAATCTTCTATCTGGTCTTTAAATTCAAATACGCGACCTGATAAGGCTCTTTGTAAGATGTTGGCTTCGGTAGCTGTTTTAGGCCTAACTACTGTTGAGCGCGCGGCATCTTGCAAACCAGTGACTTGCTCCCAGTCATAGCGCACTGCGCTGGTGTCGTAAACAATGGGGTCGATCTTGGGGTGACCTCTGGGAATAATCACTTGGTTCAGGGGCTTGCCTTCGGTATCCACAATGGTGATTTCTCCAAAGCGGGAATCTGCGTGTTTCTTAATAGTCTTTTCATTGATATCAGCAGAGGCAACCCATCCCGGTATGCAAAGGTCTCGGTGTTGATTAAAGCGATCTCTAGCTTCGTTATGTTCCCCCTGCAAGCGCTCTGTGAGGTCGACTAAGCTTGGACCAACGAACTGACCATCCACCACTTGGTACGGCAATAAGAAGAATGGGTACCAGCGCTCTCCCACCTTTGGTGGGGAATAGGGTTCCCGCAACCACTCAGTCGCACCCTCCACCATCGTATATACCCGCTGCGTAGTTCTATCCCAGATCTCTAGAACAGCTATTTGTTGATCGTCTACTACTGGGGCAGATTTAGCATCTAGGTGCATTGAGGCTAGACGTCTAGTTTTCCTATGGGAAGTTTCACCTTGGCCTGGTTGATAGATCTTGGCATTTGCTAGGTTCTTTTTGTAGAGCGCTTCGGCTTGACCGCGCTTCATCGGGATGATCTGGCAGATCCAGTCTGCATCGGTGTAATCCCAGAACTCACAAATCGATGGGTCGATAAGTATGTTTTCTGTAAGGACTCTATCAATGACCAAGCCTTCAGCTGACTGCACCTCGGATTGCTCTTGCAGTGACTTAATAAGCTCTTCTAACTCAGCCCGCTTAGCGTCATGATGACTTTGGTCTGTACTAGCCTCTTTTCCCTGAAGATCTCGTACTAGCCCTTCTATAGCGAGGAGGTTTTCTTGGGCATCATTAATGCGACCTTGGATATATCCGTCTCGATTTGGATCTCGCTGGTACATCACTTTAAGAATCCCGAAGCTACAGGTCAAAGCAGCTCTTACGGTGGACTTGGCCCGATTCTTAAGCTGGGCATGTTCTAGAGCTCGATTAGTAACCTTCTCTAATGTTTTACAAAAGAGCTTGATATCTGCGCCGCTATGGGTGGGTGTTGTGGATATCTCTGGGTTACGTGCATAAACGTTAGGCAGAACTGCGGAGATGGTGCCGTGAATGAGGTTGGCTCGAAGACTATAGAAGTCTTTGCCAGCAGGATCGGCATTCCAATTAAATCCCGCTACCGTATTGCGATTGTGTCTTACGCGTTTATGAAAGGATGACCAGTGAGTGCGCGCATGGGTAATGCGGGCGGTCCACTTTTGTTGGAGGGCTTGGGAGTCTTGGGGCACATACTATTTATAAATTAAGGCTAAGAGGGTAATGTATTTATTTAGACTTTATATTCGCAACAATTGGCTTACTTCGCCTTCATATGTGCACAACATTCATCTAGCCAGCCTTTGACCCTTGCTCTTAAGTATGCAGAGCCTGATGCTTTTTTAAATTCAGCCCTAGTAGCACAAGTTTTTGCTAATTCCAAACATTTCTCATGGGTCCAAATTCTTTGACCAAGCATCTTACGCATATCAGGCTCCATATGAGCGGTACACTCCTCAAGCCACCTATTTTTTGCCGCTATTGAATATCCACTTCGTTTCGCTTGCTGCCATTCTGACTTAGTCTTATATTTCTTCGCATCATTGATACAAGAAGCTAAATTCCAATAATTTTTTTGGTGAAGTTTGCGTTGCATATGAGCGCAACAATCTTTAAGCCATTCTTTTTTAAAGGCTGCTTGATAGCTTCCTGCACTTCCAGCCTGCCAATCCTTAATAGTGTTGTATTTTTGAGCAGTTGATATACAGGCTTCTTTAGTCCATTTCAGTCTACTTTTAACTTTTTGCAGCTCCGCCTTGGTTAAGTCTCTCTTAACTAATTTTGGCGTGGGTAATTGTAAGGCGATACTTTTCAACTTCTCTATGACTGCTTCATGAATTTCGTCTTTAGATTTCACTTCCCATTGTCTTATCTCAAGAAAATTAATATCGTTTTCTTTTGCCCAGTTTTTTTTGAATGCGTCACGGCTTTGAATTTCCTTAGCATCCTCATCTCTTCTACCCCACCCAATTAAATGTTGATCTCCATGAAACTCAATAATTAAATTGAAGTCGGGCAAATAAAAATCAAAAGGTCTGCGCGATATTTCTGGGGAATTTTTAAAGCGATATTCAACTTCATGTCGAATTCCGAAAGCAAACAAGGTCTCTAGTATGGTCGCAGGGCCGAACCAAAGCCCAGTGCTCTCCATATGCTCACAACACTTTGAAATCCATTTATTACGATTGGCGGCGGAATATGATGAACGCCCCTCTAGCCTCCATTCCACCTTTGTCTTATATTTTTTTGCTTCTTCTAGACATCGATCTAAGGTCCAGTAACCATCAGCTTTTCTTGTTGAAACCATGTGAGCGGAACACTCATCTAACCAATTATTTTGGGCTGCCCAACGGTAGCTCAATGGATTGCCTTTCTGCCAATTGTTGCGTGTTAAATATTTTTCAGCCTCTACCTTGCAATTAGCAAGAATATTCCAGTAGCCATTTGGTAGTTTTTTTCGCTTTTCCATTATTTATAAATATATACCAACGATTACTTATTCGACCGCCCTCCTAGCCCTCATCACCCCATACCTAGTAGCATCCCAAGCATGATCCTCTGCATCGGTGTCAACATCTTCAGGGTTTAATGAGTCTGGCGGTAACTGGGGGATAGTTCTAATCCAGTGCTTGCAGGTGCTAAATATTCTTAATCTTCCTTCAGCTAGTAGACTAATGATTTCTTGGGCTCCGTTTACCCTACTTCTGGGTGCGTTATAGGCTTCTGTCCATTTAACGCCTTTATCCCTAAAGATCTGCCCGATCGATCTTTCTGCCCCAATCTTAGAAAAGATGGATGGGTCAGCTAGGTTCATGCGGTATTCATAGCCAAGGCGTTGGTCATGTATTTCGATCTTCTTGATCTTCTCTGCAACTACTGTTGCATCTTCCCTTGTTCCAGTGTTTTCTTTATCACCATACCCATAGAGTTCTCGCCAGAGGTAATAGACGCCATCATTCGATAAGGCAAACCAATAGATGGCATAGGGTCTGGCATACCCCCAATCCATTGATCGCCATACCTTCCATGATGGAGGAATAGCAAAGGGCTCTACTACATGTTTTGAGGGTTGCCATACCCCTTCCAAGAAACTTCCGACATGGATATCCCAATCCCCCTCTAGCCAAGCTTTACGTCTATTAGGATCACTCAAAGACTCCAAACTCATGAGGTAGTTGGGATCGTTTTTCAGAAGAATGGTGTTCTCATAAATTGTCGAATGAATTCGGACCCTTGGAAGTGCACCTTCTTGCCGAATGATTTGACCAGCAGGAATACTCCCAATCTGAAATCGCTCCTTAACCGAGGCATGCCCCACCCCAAATGGATTACAAGTAGCCCTCACCATTCTCGGCATACCGGGATAAGATGACCTACAAGTAGACAGCATGGCTTCATAGAAAGAAAGATTCCTCCAGTTAGTGAGTTCTTCGAATGCTAAAAATGGATACTCATGACCATGGTAATTCCAGTAGTCGTCTTCATTAGCCCCATACCGAAAGTACAGCATCTCTCCTGTAGGCCATCTCCAAACATAGTCTGATTCATTGAACTTAGCCCCTGGGAAGATTTGATAGAACCAGCGCTTACTCTTAGCTACGACATCCGCAAGTTGTGGATAGGTCAGTCGAAAGAGTGTCCCGCGCCAATGATCCCCAAAGCCTCTACCTACATGCTGGGCATAGCTCATGAGTAAAGTATCGGTCTTACCCCCTCCCCTGGTGCCCTCAAGCAATACTTCGTATACAGGGCAAGTCAAAAACAGGGTTTGGCTACCGGGTAATGGTGCCCAGATGGTTTTCATGGCTTGAGGCAAAGTTATTGCTTAGGCTGGGCAACGCGCTCCCATTCTTCTAGGCTCAAGATGCTTGGTACTAGCAATACTCCGCTTTGTAGGGGTGCTCCGTCCTTACCCGTGTGCTCAATGGCAGATAAACGCGGATGAATATAAGGCGCTATATGTCTTCCCACAGCAGCGGCCATATTGAGCAACTTAATGCGAGCCTCATTACTATCCACAGAATCAGCATGCCCAAAAAGATCGGTATTTTGATTTGCATTCGCAGTACAACGCTCTGCCTGCGCATAAAGCTCATGCATGATCTTGAGCATTAACTCGAGCGGACTCATCTCATCTGAGCCGCATGAATGGCTTGCCACTATTTGACTTAGCTCCTTATTGGGAAAGCCCTGAGTTTTAACCAAGGCCTGCTTTTTAACCCTTCTTGGCTTCTTAGCAATCATTACTTGCCTTACCCCCATTAATGAAAGTCAATAGATGGGGTTGTAAAGCAACCGTATCACCATAGGGCTCATCGAATTCAATAATGATTCTCTGAAAGAGATCATGACGACTTTGAGCACCCCGGTGCTTGATCACAGTGCCAGTGCGACCACTGGGGGTTTGAACTACTGAACCAATCGGAAAGTCTTCCATATCCAGGCGCTCTACCACACCAACCAAACCTACCAAGCCCACCAGACGACCATTAGATTGCATGGCTCTTCTCCTGATCAGCTTCTACGCTCTCCATAGGCTTATCTATTTCCTGGCGTTTTCGCAGTTCCGCAAAGATGCGAGCCTTATAAGATTCATAGGATTCAGATCCCTGTGCCCGCATCGATAGCTCTCGTCCCTTAGCATCGATACCCTCATTGGTTTTCCACCAAGCAATCTCCCCTGCATCTGCTTTGACGCTGAATGCTCTTTTCTTGATTTCACATTTCAAGATAGCCAATACATAGCCAGCATTAATAGGGCTTGCAGTAGAAATCTTTTTACGCATTTCTCTTGCAATCGAGATCGCCCCAATGACTTCAGCCTCACTTGCTCCAGTAGCCACCATATCTTTAATTCGACAGTCATCTACTGAAACAGAAGCGCCCTCTTTGCTGATGAGTTCAGCAAATCGTTTATG